AACCCGGGCCGATGCCGCCGAGGTACGCGGCCAACTCACCTATTGGCGCCGGGCAGTAAAGACACTCGCCGCTAAAGCGCTCGGTCTGCGCAATCCTGGCGTGGCAATAGCATCATGGAAATAAAAAACGTAACGCGCTGGATCGGCGAATCAATCGAGCAGATAATCAGCACTGCCAGTCCCAAGGCCGGCGCAATGCGCGCTTATTGGAAATCGCGCGAGGCCAGGATTTACGAGGCCGCCGGCAATAGCATTTATCACAAGAAACCCGGCACGCAAGGCACCGCCGACAAAGCTATGGACGTGGCACGCGATAAGATTCGCGACTGGGCAAGGCACCTGGACGAAAATCACGATCTCGCGATCGGCGTACTTGACGAAATGGTCAATAAAATTGTCGGCGTTGGTATTACGCTCGAACCGTTGGCCGGAAGTCGGGCCGGTAAACTCAATAAAAAACTCAACCGCGATATCGCCAAGTTGTGGCGCCAATGGGAACGCGCGCCCGAAGTCACCGGCGAATTACCTTTTTCCGAAGTGCAACGGCTCGCCGCGCGCGCCTGGTTGCGTGATGGCGAAATGCTTGCTCAGCATGTTCTCGGAAACCGCGCCCGGGTCCAGCACGCCGGGCCGATTCCTTACAGCATCGAACTGATCGAGGCCGATTACCTGCCTTTTGACTTTAACGACCAGAACCGCGGCATTGTTCACGGCGTCGAAAAGAATGCCTGGGGTAAGCCCCGCGCGTTTCACTTGTTGAAGTCGCCACCGGATGACCGTCCGTTTGTTTTTCTGAAATTGAAAGACGAAGATTTAAAACGCGTACCGGCCGAGCGCATTAGTCACCTAAAATTCACGCGCCGATTTAAACAAACGCGGGGCGTGAGTATCTTTCACGGCGTCGCGCACCGCCTGGACGATATCAAGGATTACGAAGAAAGCGAGCGTATAGCCGCGCGGATCGACGCAAGTTTCGCCGGGTTTATCCGCAAGGGTACCGACTTCGATCCGACACTGGCCACGAACGCGGACGGATCCGCGAAAGCGTCGCGTGAACTCGAAATGCAAGCCGGTATGATATTCGACGACCTGATACCAGGCGAGGATATCGGCACCATCGGCAGCAACCGCCCGAACACGTCTTTGCTTGATTATCGCAACAGCCAGTTAAAAGCCGTCGCCGCCGGCGTCGGTGCAAGCTATTCAAGCATAAGCAAAAACTATGATGGCACCTACTCAGCGCAGCGCCAGGAATTGGTAGAAAGCCGGCCGGCTTATTCCAGGCTACGCAGCTATTACATTGCGGCGTTTCTCCGGCCGATCTATGAGAACTTTATTAACGCGTCGATCCTGTCGGGCGCGCTGCAGGTACCGGCGAGCGTCGACCCGATGACCTTATTCGATGCGGACTGGATCGCACCGCCCGAAAGCTGGATCGATCCCAAGAAAGAAGTCGAAGCCGATATCGCGAGCGTCGAAAATGGATTTAAAACCAAGGCGCAAATCATTCGAGAGCGCACCGGACGCGATCCCGCGATTGTAAACGAGCAAGTAAAAACCGAGCGAATCGAGGCGGCCGAAGAAGCGACCGCACTCGCCGCACTAGCGCCGCCGGCACAAATGGCGTTAGAATTGCCGGCACCTGAACCCGACGCCGACGACGAAACCGAGGCCGCATAATGGACAAAGCACTAAAGCGCAAACTTTCAGACGAAACATTCGAGCGCGCGATGACACTCGACCGCGCCAGCGTCGACGACGACAAACGAACCGTTGCCGCCAGCCTGTCGAGTGAGTTTAAAGTCGAGCGCTTTTTCGGAATGGAAAAGCTAGTGCACAGCGAAAAAGCTATCGATATGTCACGCGCCGGCGATAAAAACGGCCTGCCGCTATTGATCGGCCACGACGACGCCGCGCTCATTGGCCGCGTAAAAGATATTCGACTGGATGGTAAAAAGCTGCGCGGCGTGCTACATTTTTCGGATAACAGCAAGCGAGCCCGGGAAGCCTGGGCCGATGTTCAGGACGGATTTTTAACTGATGTTAGTATCAGGTACCAGATTGACGAGATCAAAGAAACTATAAAAGGCGATGAAACGATCGCAGAAATTACGCGCTGGATTCCAACCGAAGCGAGCGTGGTCGCAGTACCGGCCGACAATACTGTCGGAATTAATCGCAGTAAAAGCAACGAGGGTAAACCCATGACCAAGAAAGTCGTAGTACCAGAAAGCGACGACGACGGCGGCGAAGGCGCGGTAACTGTTGTCGATTTTGAAGCAGCACGCACGAAAGCCAAGGCCGAAGGCACCACCGCCGGCCAGAAATTGGAACGCCAGCGCGTGTCCGATATTCAAACCGCATTTACTCGCCACGCCGGCAAGGATGGCGTCAACGAGTTAATGGCGGAAGTGATCAACAAGGGAACCCGGGCCGAAGCCGCCAAAGATCTATTGCTCGAATTCTTGAGCGGGGATCCAGAACCGGCCGCCGGCTCGCAGCGCCAGGCCGAGGGCCAGCACGGCCAAAAGATCGAAGCCGGCAAGGATGAGGCCGACAAATGGGTCGAGGGCGTTACCGAGTCAATCGAGTATCGCGGCGGACTGATCACCGATAAGGAAAAGAAAGCGCAAGCACGCCAGTCCGAGTTTTTCGGAATGAGCCTGCAAGATATCGCACGCCATTATCTGGTGCGGGCCAATGTGAATATGGCAGGGCTTGGCCGCCAGCAAATCGCGGGAATGTCATTCATGCGCGCCGGGATGCACGGCACCAGCGACTTTGCCAACGTACTTGAAAACGTCGCCAACAAAGCGCTGTTAATGGGTTACGACGAAGCGCCGGAAACCTGGCACCAATGGTGCCGGACTGGCAACCTTTCCGACTTCAAACCCGCGAGCCGCGTTAACATTTCAAGTTTCAGCGACCTGGAACAAGTGCTTGAATCGGACGAATATAAGGAAGGTCATTTGTCTGATCTAAAGGAAACTATCACCCTGGCCAAGTATGGTAAATTATTCCATATCAGCCGCGAGGCGATTATCAATGACGATCTGGATAGCTTCACGCGGATTCCCCAGGCGATGGGCCGCGCAGCCGCCCGAACCGTTGGCGATCTGGCGTATGCCATTTTGACCGCAAACGCCGCACTGAATCAGGACGCGACTACCTTGTTTCATGCGAATCACGGTAATATCGGAACTGGGGGCGTAATCACCGAAACCACACTCGACGAATTCGGCGTGCTATTCGCGGCGCAGACTTCACCAGCGCCCGGCGCCGGCGAAACCGGGGCAGTGTTAAATCTTCGACCCAAGTTTCTGTTAGTGCCACGCGCTAAGCTGATGACCGCGAAGAAAGTCGCGCAGACTCCAACGGCACCGGATACCGCCGGCGATCTCGCGATCAACACCCAGGCCAACGAATGGGAAATCATCAGTGACGCCAGGTTAGACGCCGACAGCGCCGTGGAGTATTACGCCGCCGCCGATCCGAACCAGGCCGATACCGTAGAGGTTGCGTTTCTCGATGGCAATGACCAGCCATTCATGGAAAGCCAGAACGGGTTTACCCAGGACGGCGTAGCCTACAAGGTGCGGATCGAGGCGGCCGCGGCCGCGCTTGATTTCCGAGGACTGGCAACTAACGCCGGCGCGTAATGATCGAAGCCGGCTAGATTCTTAGCCGGCACCTTTTAAAATTGAGGATTTGAAACAATGAAAAATTATGTAGGTGAAGGTAAAACGGTCACAATCACCGCCGGCGGAACGGTTACGACGGGCGACGTAGACGTGATTGGAACCGGCCTGGTGGGCGTCGCGATGTATAGCGGCGTTTCTGGCGACTCGATTGTCTATGCTATAGAGGGCGTTTTCCAAATGGACAAGATCGCAACCGGGCAAATAAACGCCGGGGATATTGTCGACTGGGACGTTTCAGCGCTGAAAGTCGGTAAGGCAATTACACCCGCTGCCGGCGACGTTTCAGATTTCGGCATCGCTATGGATACGGTCCTAACCGGCGTCGCTACCATTAAGGTCAAGCTGCACCAGAAAGGCGCCGTTTCTTAATAGCGGGATCTATGACTGTCGAGAGCGCCAGCGATCGGGCTTCGATGCTGGCCGATTTCGGCCAGTCTGTTACCTTTAGCCCGGGCGCAACCTTTCCAAATCGCAACGACGAAACGGCCGTTATCACTGGCATTTTCGATAACGGTTTTGTTGAGGTTATCGGCGACGAGGCCAACAGCTACGCCACGCGCCCGACGCTCGTTTGTCGGACCGCCGACGTACTAAACGCCGCGCGCAATTCGATGGTTGAATTCAGCGACCTGGTTTATAAAGTTGCCCAGGTACAGCCGGACGGCACCGGCATAACCGAGTTAATCCTTGAGGGGCCGCAATAATGGCCGCCGCACGCGCCGAGCAAATCCTTGCCGCTATTAAAACGCTGTTGACTGGATTGACTACGACCGGCGCCAATATCCAACGCGGTCAGATCTATATCCACGAAAAGGCAGCACTGCCCGCAATCGCGCTGATGATGGGCGCCGACGTGCCGGCACTGGAATATCAGACCGGGCTTATCGACTGGGAATTAACCGTGATAGTCGAGGCCACGACGCGCACCAGCGAGAGATATATCGCCATGGATAGCGGCATC